TTTTTGACCCATGGAGCATCTGGATTGTATTTGGTTTCCAATTCCTTGATTAGATCGACCCAATGCTTGATTTTATCCAGATCATTAAATCCACCTTTGTCTCGCCACCGTGTTATGTATTGAACAATGTCAGATTCGCCAGATCGAATATTATTTGCGATATTATATTCGGCCGGTTGAATCTTTAATTTTTTATAATGGCTTCCGCCAACTTGAATATCCAAGGGGTTCATGTTGCTCATATCTTACCTTTCCGAACGAGTCATTTTATCAAACACACTCCTGACCAGATCATCTAATACAGGAGGCTCGAAAGTATCAGGCTTTAAGATTTTCCCATCCTCTCGTTTTTTGACCTTATTGTCTCCTTTGGGAATTTTGGTTAGGTTTGACTGATCGATGCGATATAGAATTTGATTTGGGTTCTGGCCCATGGAATAGGCCAATCCCCTGACAACGACCAAAGAATCCCCGATAGCGTCTAAAACTTCTCGAATGTTTTCTTCATTCAATGGGTCTGCCATCCAGGCGTCTAGGGCAGGAAATAATTCTCTGACGATTTCCTCCCTGATTAGTTCCTTATACAATTCAATCTGTTTCCAGTTGACAGTGTTTATTGTCTGGCCACAAGCTACCATGAAATTAGCTTGTAAGTCGGTAGATAAATTCATTTATTTTCTCCAAAAGCAAGAATTAAAAAATCATACCACATGGCTAAAATTGCTGCATCCCCGTTATGGGTTTTGTTATATCTTTTGATGTAGTAATCCCGCCAAAATTTTCTATTTGCGAGTCTCCCCTCAGATGATTCAGACATATTAGATGACATAAAAAATCAATGAGATCGATGCGCCAAAGGCAAAACCAATAAAAAGACCTCTCCAAAAGATACAACACATGCAAGATAACTTGCCAGCCAATTTATTGAAGATTTTATACGCCAATCCCATTGGGGCAAAACACCCAAAGGTATTGTTTAGGCGACATTTGAGTTTTTGAAACCAAGACAAATCATCGTATGATTCGACATAATCTTTCATGGGTTTGCTCCTAAGGAAGAAAGTGAAAATAGCAGAGCGGTTTGGGCAGCTTTCTTTTTTCTGCCATCACGATATCGTTTCTGCCTCTCTGCCTCTGTTAGTTTAAATCTTGGGGCATCTTTCCGTTTTCCCCAAGCATATAATTTAATTGCATCGCGGCCTCTTGAATCTTGTTGCCACCCAGCAATGTAAATTATTTTTTCTCTGTGGGCCAAAGATGTAAATATCCTAACCGTGCCATAATGCAATCCTGTTTTATCTGCAAGGGCTTGGATTGAAATTCCCGGTTCGCCAGATTCCATGATATATTTTATTAGATACACGAGCGTCAGATGATTGATTTTTGCTAGTGATCTTTTTTTATTAGTTCCCAATTCCCTGTTCTTTGCCAAAGAAGCCAATGAATTAGGATGCAATCCCTGAGGATAGGTAGTCATTTGATGTTTCCTTAAAGAGATCGATTAGGGTTCTGTACGCCTTGAAAGATAATTTACCTCGTGCCAAGGTCAAAAGATTTGCGGCATTTATCATCAATGTTGTTTTATACCTGTGTGGATTCATCAGAGCAATTGCCTCGAAAGTTATGATGCAGTCCTCATTTGATAAGGGATGTGGGCGGTTTGAAGGGGCTATATACCATTTCAATGCAAAGGATGACCATAAATCATAATCTTTCCCCCTCAATCCTAAGCGATAAAATAAAAGAAGCCAGATATAATCATCTACGGTTAATTCATTTCCAATGAGTTTTGGGGCCTTCAACTGCGGAAGGGATAAACATGTGCCTTCCGTGGACTGTGATACTTGATGTTGCATCCCATATCTCCTTAGCTTTATCTATTAAATATAAATGGTCTTTATGGACTTGGAATAAAAGGGAATCATGGATTGTCCCACACATGCGAAATGTTTTTGGATTGTCTAGCTTTTCCCAAACTCTGATAAATCCTTCCTCGACAAGTGCAGCATTTAAATGTTGGGGAGAATGGGCAACCAGTTCATTGAGGGCTTTTTTGCTTTCCCTCGGATCTCCAAAGAAAACCCTTGTCCATCCGTCAGGGGTTTTAATCCGTCCTTGATTCTTTGCCCATTCATAGATTAATTCTCCATACCATCCATCGACTTTATCTCTTAGGCGAGGATAGGTTTTATCAAAGGAAGCCAACAAATGTGAGGCAATTTGCAAAAGGCCCCATTTAGGATTTAATTTAAGGAGAGCCTTTGCTTTCCATAAATTATCCTCGCCCATCGTCAGGATCAGCATGTTTTCCATCATGTTGTAGTTGGCACCATGATTGACACGCTTGGACAAATCTCGAATGGGCTTGTTTTTTGTTTTATTTTTTTCAGTATCCCACAATTCTTCGAAGGGAATCCCAAAGAAAGAGGATGCGTTATAGGAGTGGAAATCTGGGGAATTTTCAACGGCATCAATCATATTTAGTGATTGAGATAAATATGCTGTTGTTCTAGATTCCGCCTGCTCTTTATCCATTTCGACCAATAAAAACCCGGGATCGGCTGTTAGGCAGACTTTATATTCTGGTGGGATATTCTGAACTTGAATCCCATAATGATTATATTTGGATCCATTGGGTTCATTGAAAGATGAAGCCGTGCAAGCGGATCGCCCCGTTTCAGTTCCGAATGGATTGATGGAATATGTAATTCGATCATGCCATAAGGTTGCATCCAAATAAGTTGAGTGAAGCTTTTTGGATTCCCGATAGTCCGTTATCTTTTTTATCAGGTGGGCATTTAATGGATGGGAGAGGGATGCTTTTGAAAGGGAAGCCTTATCGGATTTTTTTAATTTTAATTTGGGCTCCAAAATGTCAAGTAGGGATTGAACTTGTGTGGGGGAACCCGGGTTAAATGTCTTTTTTCCTAGGCATCTATTTAATGATTCAAGACTTTCCTCAATTCTTTTTCGGTGGGCGAGGGTTTCAATTGTCCATCTTTCGGGATCAACTTTGATCCCTTGAAATTCACAAGCAAGTGCCGGGAACACGGCAGGGAATTTCATTATGTAATTGTCTTTTGCCCATTGGGGAGAATGTTTCATCCATGCCCAGAAAGACCAAGCTGTGACATGAGTGTCTTTTGCATTATACAATGCCTTGTCTTTTTGATCTTCGTCTTTCCAATAAAGAAGATCATTTAAGAAGAAAGACCCAATGAAATCCAATGATCTTGGCAATTCAGCATACCAACATTGCATCATTCCATAGGTATCAAAGTACCAATTTCTTATATCACATCCCCAATGGATTAGATGCAAGAAATCATATTTGCCGTTTTGGGCAATCTTTAAGGAATTGTTTGCTAGGATTTCCCGGATGTATTTTAGATCCAATAAATCCTGGATGATGAATGTGTATGTCTTTTGCAGGGACGAGAATGAGATATGGGTAATCTTCTGCTTTGCCCCTGTCTCAATATCGACAGCAATGAATGGTTCTTTTGCTGCCCATTCCACTGCCTCTTCGGCTTTATCTTTTGAGAGACAATAGATTGGATTGCAGGGTGGAAGGGAGAAGAATAGCTCGTTTTGCTTAGGCCCGATCTTTTCGATGAAATGGCGAAATAAAAACTTCGCCTCTTTCATTGTGTAGATGTAACGCAAAGGAGCCAAGATTAAAATCTGGGTTCCCTTTTTTGTCCTGAAACAATTCCCTTGGAAATCCCATACAGATAATCCTTGGCCATCTGTATCTGGATCTTTGAATTTTTTATCGGGGAACAAAACCTTTAAGATCTTGTAATCTGTCGTGATGACAGCCTGGCAATTGTGTTTTTGGCAAAGGGAATCAATCTCTGAGATATATGAAATTGATTCATTGACCATAACTTTGCCGCCAGTTAGCCAACCGGGGGCATTGTTTTTAATCAGGGATGTATGGTTTTGATCCTTAGTGGATAGGAGGAATAAGATTCTCACCTCTTAAATCTCTTTCCAGAGCCCCCATATTTTCAAAACCATTAGACCTACAGCCATCCAGAGAAATATGCTCACTGGGATTACAATACCCGCCAAGATAAAAAAGCCCATTATGTCCATTTTATTTTACACCTTCCGTAAAAAAGACCCTTCCGA